GCTGTTTAATGACAACGCTATAACCTGTATATCCTTTATACAAGGCGTTAGCTGTCAATACCCAGTTAACTAGGTTTGATTGGGAAGACATAAAATCTTGACCAAAAATTGTATCATCTAGAGTACCTGCGGTATCTGTGAAATCTGCAGTATTACCTGGCAAAGTGTAGAAAGTGGTATTGTCGGTAGATACTGATACTGTTTTAGCGCCCATTGTTGTTCTCCTTGTTATTTGTTATAATGGTGATCTATTATCACCAGTTGCTTGTGCTGGCAAAATAATTAATCTATAATTAGTACTTAATTTAATTCTATTCTTTTGATCTCTACCCATATTGCCGATATCACCGACTGCGGTTATGCTATACCAGCCATCTCCGTTTACGGTTCCCGGATACTTACCTAAAAGAGCTACGCGACAAGCAATAATTGTATTGTAGGCAGTTAGATAATCCAAAGACCTTACCTGTACTGTTGCCCCTGGAAAGTTTAATAACCATCTAGGATCTGGTGCGAGTCCACCACTATCATAAATACAAATTGCTGTATCCGGCTTATCTGGCATAGTAGAAATAACTATAGGCGGCAGATTACCTGAGGGGGTTTCATAATATCCCACACCCGCTGCTACCAATAAATCTTTTATTCCGACTGAGGGGGCTGTCATTATGTACTAGATGCCTCCTTCAGACCTTTAATTATTCGTTGCTCTATTTCTTCATTTTGTTCCTCAAGAGCATCTTGTAGGAATTTAGCGCGAGTTGGCGGTTCGTGATGCCATTCAAGATTTTCATGTACCACAGATGCATATTCTGGATTACCGCTATATCCGTATCCAATGTAAACCCTATCCTCTACTTGCTCTAGAAATCCGCTGTCTTTTAAGGCACCAGTTAATACAGGTACGTACTCTTGGGATAATTCAAAAGTGGGTTGGAGTGCCTCATATATAACTTCCGGGGCAATATTTTTCAGCTGCTCTACGAAAGAGTTCAGGTTATCTGTTATACCCCTCATTTGGGCTTTTATAGACGAGATATATGCACCTTCACTAGCCGGGGTGAGTGCTGTGAAGTTTTGACGGCCTACGCTTGCTTTTATGGTTATTTTCTCTGTCATACCGCTAACATCACCTTTTTAAGGCTTGGATTACCTGATATGCCGCGGGAGTCTTGGTAGGATTTTACTATATAAGCCGCGGATAGTGTTGTTGGGTCACTTACGGATGTTTGATCACCTAGTGCGAGGTATCCGCCAAGGCTCATTGAGCATTGAACGTAGACAACCGCTTTACTGGGAATTTCCTCACCCTCTGATTGGATAATTAAATCGGTACGATCTTCCCAGCGCACGTATACTAATTGTGGTGCGGCAAAGGTTTTGCTTCCAGTACCATCTGTTGCAGAAGGGGCCCAATATGTAGCTTTCTGATTATAAACACCCTTCTGAAAAATCATTGCGGTTCCTACTTACTACTCTAAATTGTGCCTTTACTGGTTTGACTGAAAGAGCCGCCAAAACGCCCGATGTATCTAATACTAATGCTTGTTGTCCGAATCTTGTTGTGGATAAACCAGCCGCACTTTGTTCTATTGGCTGATACCAGTCTTCTCCATCACCTATTTTTTGCCTCTGTAATCCACCTTTCTCTAATGATATTGCCGCATAGTGGGCGGCTAAATATAATTCGATAAGGCGTAGCCTGTCACTTGAAAAACCTTGCCCTAGTAACGTTTCATTGACTAATACATCCGCAGTCACTATGAAAGGACTATAATCCTCACCCGGATTGGGATATATCTGTTGTACGTCATCTGAAGTTACTAGAGCCATAGGTTACCTTTCCAAGGTTATTTCGCTTTTGCAACAACAGCTGGTTTAGTTGCTGGTTTTGCTTTAGTGTCTTCTTCCTCGTCTTCATCTTCGTCCTCATCCTTACCATCAGCAAGTTTTGCCTGCGCGTCTGCTTCCTCAGAAGCAATTTTTGCTTTTTCAGCAGCAATTACTGCGGCAATACGTTTACTGTGTTTTTGTTCTGCAACAAATTCAGTATGGGATTTAATTTTATCTTTAAATGCCTTAGCTTGGGCTAAAGTAAGTTCTACAAGGTCGCCCGCTTTTTTCCAGATGATTTCACCTGTTTTAGGGTCAGCCGTGTGGTGGTTTCCAGAAACGAGTACATACGTATCTGTAGGTACGGGTGCTGGAGTAGTTGAGGCATCTGTTGCCATATAGTCTCCTATCCTGTTGGTTTATTATTGTAGAGCCGATATCCGAATGGGCTCAGGACAACCATATTTCAGATTGTCCCGAGTCATTCAGGTTTATTAAGAGTAGTGTACGATACCGCACTGAGCTGTTTTATCAGACTTCAGACGTGGAACTAAGATTGCCATAACTTTGAAGTTAACTTGCATACCGCCATGGGAATCCCATTGAACAGTAGTTGGTTGGATACCGTCGATGATATCAACTACATCAGAGGTCATCTGCACTAATATAACGTTTGAAGTTGTCAAGTTAGCAGTAGGTTTAACATCGATGATGCCTGGGATCTCTTTGATACGTTGCAAGATAGTCAAGGCACTATTTGCTTTGAAATCGTTACCGAATGCTGTAAACGTAGCAACCGGTACATACAACATAAATGGACCAAACATATTCTTAGCAGCTGCTGCCGCAATCATCGCCAAAATGTCGGTGACAATTGTGCCTGCAGTTGTTACGGAAGTAGCTTGTGTTGCCCAAGACGCAGTAGTGACAGAGCCAGTAATACGATCTGAGAAGTTAGTATAACCTTGAATTGTATTGCTTGCAGAACCTACAGTTGTACCACTGAACAAGATTGATTCAATTTTTTCTGAAACAATTCTTGAGGCAAGCTGTGCTTGTGTGGTATCAATAGGTTGGCCTAAGTTACGATAAGCCTCTAACTGACGAATTGAAACTTGGAAATCTTTATGCACGATTGGCAATGGGATAGATTTCAAGTCAAGTTCAAAACGATCGTTTCCGCCTACAGACAGGCCGTTCATTGAAACGTCTGCACCAGTGATGTCAGAAAAACGTTCCCATTGAACTTGCATAATACCTAAAGCATTAGGTACGCTGTAAGTTAAACCAGCTGCAAATAAATCGCCGACAGCAACTAAACGCTGACGAGCAACCATAATTACGGCTTGATCGAATTGGATCCACTCACGAAGACGGAGTACGTCTTGTGTTCTGAGGGAATTTACGTTAAAGTTGCTAGCGAGCAGCCGTGAAGCCACTGAACCACTACCAACTAAACCATTGTCGCCTTGGCTAATCGAATCGATTTGCGCCGCGGCGGAGTTTGATTTGGGCATTTTAGTCTCCTTTGTTATTCGTTATATTGATGTTGGTTGGGCTTATTATTAGTATAGAATCACGCGGATAAATACCTCACTAGCACCTGCTGAGTTATCTACTGTTTCGAGTGCTTGACCAATCGCGCCTGGGAAGTCTAATACAGCAGCAATAGTTGCCATATCATTGTTTACCAGAGCTTGTGTAGGTGTTGCGGTAACGTCGGCAAGAATGCGTGTAGTAATAGCAGTACCTGCAGCGGCAGTAATATCTACGCACTTGCGGAGAGTACCATCACCTGCTGATTCAAGCTTATCACCTTGGGTAATAGCTGTTGCAGATGCTGCAAGTTTTGCCAACACTTCATCGCCTGATGTAAAGATACCAGCTTGAACTGTATCAGCAATAGCATATTGGGTGTTCTTATCTTTACCAATATAATCTTGCTCAAGTGCAAATATTTTGAGAGCTTTACCGCCCGCAACTGAGTGGGGTTTGTAGTTAAGTGCTGAGCTGTTGTTGTACAACTCTAACAAGTAACCTGGATTGATTGCTACGCCAGCAGGAAGCTCGCTATTGCGAGTGTTATAATTCCGTTTGAGCGAAATTGTGTTAGGACTATTAGTCATCGTAGGACTCCTTTGTTATATTTTTGTTTAGGTTACGTAACCTTGTTTTTCTTTAAAATTAGGCAGTTTTTACTTCAAAAACTTTAGGTGCGGCTTGAACTGCAACTTCAGATTCTTGAGCACGTGGTCCAGAACCAGCTGCGGCAATGCCGGCATAGTTTTGTGGAACTTGTGCGAGTGCGGCAAGATTTTCAAGAACTTCAATTGGCTGCGCTTTAAGGAATACTTCACCGAGTTGGCAACGATTAGTCGCTTTCAAATTGGCAATGATTTCGTCCTTACGTTTTTGCATCATATTAAGACTTGCTTTCAAAACTTCGGCAATACCTTCTGGGGCATTATCGATGTATTCTTGTGCTGTCAAAGTTTTTGCAGCTTGGGTTTCAACTTTTGTTTCAGCAGCAGGTGTTTCTGTTTTTACTTCAGCGGCAGCGGGTGCTGCAGTTTCAGTTGTTGCTGGTGCAGCAGCTTTTGGATCAGCAGCGGCAGCTTCGTTTTGTACTTTAGTCATATCGTTCTCCTTAGATTGGTTAGTAGTTACATTGTCTGTATCCGCAGCCGGTACTATTTTAGTTATTAGTCGAACTTCTTGAGGTTCGCCGGTTAAGGTTACTGCTCCATTGGCATCAATATCAAAAGTTTGTTGATAAGAATCCCAATCACTTCCATCATATGCACTGTATATTACAACAGTGTTTGTATATCCAATTACCCAGCACCAATCCCACATATCACCTAAAGCATCATTCAGGGAACTCATAATATCGCCGGACAATAATTCATCGGCAATACTTTGGGAAACAAACTCACGAACTGCTTTCTGTACTTCTATCGCAGGTATTGTGGGATCTGTGCATTCACAATTCGCAACTAATTTACCTTTTTCTTGGGTCTTCTTTTTCTTTTTAAACATTTTGGTCCCTTTGTTTACACGTGGTGTGCCGCATCCATCTTCGACAGAGCAAGCACCAATAGTTCCTTCTTCTAAGAAGGCAAGATGATCTGGCATCACATTACGCCAAATACCTGTATACTCTAATCCTTTGAATTCACCGTCCTCTTCTTCCACCTCGGTAAAGAAGCCAACAGATACTTCAATCAATTCTTCCGCCTCAACCCGTTCAAATACCCTTTTTATGGTATCTGATTTAGAAGCCATAGCTTTATTAAGCCACGCCTCCATCTTTAATTTCTTCCCGTCCAGATGCGTATTGAAGATAGAACCAAACTGGTACTTCTCTAATACTTTAGGCTGGCCTGCTGAAACAAAGTTATCCCCATCTTTGGGGTGGTTCATAACTACTGGCTTAGTATTCCATCCTTCTGGAAACTTACCGAATTCAGTTGCCAAACCTAGCTCACCACTATCTTGTGCGGCACCTAGTCTGACACCTTCGATCATTGCAATTACTGGAACGACAAGATATTCAATGCCATCCAAGGATTGCGTTTTAAATGTTCCGGCCGTTTGTCCGCGTAATGTTTTTCGCATGGTCTGCCCTGGTCTCTCTGTATTATAATCTTTATTCTAAGATAAAATCAACATAAATTTTCGATAAAGTGAAAATATTTTTAATTTATGCAAACCTGCATCTCGGACGGGAAGTAATAATGTTATTTGGCGGCTTTTAGTTTCTTGGGATTAGTTGCCTTAATTGGAGGAGCTTCAAATGCAGAGAACGTCATGATATCCTGTGCGGATAAAGAAATCCCGTCGAGATCATCAATTAGTAACGGTTTAAAATCTACATCAATTTCTGTCTCTAAGAATGCCTTCCAGTCCTTTAAAAAACCTTCAAATTCAGGATCATCTTCCGCCAATGATAAATTGTTACCCGCCTGTTTTGCGTTATGTTTTTTTAATAACTCAACACGTTTCTCGGCAAGCAATTTAAGATCAACTTCAAGACTCTTAATTAACTGTGCGATTGTTCTTGCTGCCTTAAACGAACAGTTTACAGTAGAAAGTTTAGAAAGCGTTTGCTCAGCATTTGCAATATTTAATAATTTCATCGGGAACTCCTATTTAGTTAGTTATACGGTTAGTGTTACTGTGCCATCAGTATTGGCAGTATATGCTGGCAATGGTACCAAATCAGCAGCACCATTGGCAGTAAGAAAGGCGTTTAGTTGTCTGGCAGCTTTATAAAGATTGTCTAATGCAACTTTCGGTTCCATGGTTATTGTCCTGTTGGAGTTAGAGCTTCTGCTGCCGCTGTTTGATCTGCAAGCAAAGCATTTTGATATGCTGCAATAGCTGAATTTAATGAGACTACTGCCGCGTCCATTGCGGCAAAAGCCGTAATTGTTGCAGGTGACGCGCCTCTTTGCGGTGAGTTAGGTGTGTTGATGTTCATAGTCTATTCTCCTGTTTGAGTTTCAAGTGCTTGTAACGCCGCTACAGCCGGAGCATAAGCGGTGTAAAGGTTTAAATTAGCAGTCATATTAGCAACTTCTTGAGTTTTTGTCACCACAGCATTTTGCGTTGCCGGAATTAGCTGGACTAGCCATGCGGTCAACTCGCTTTGGGCAAATGTATCGCTTGCGTTTAGTTGATCGGCATATCCAGCGGTGTAGCCTTTAGATTGCAGCATGGTTTGGATTAGTTGTTTTTCTTGTGTTGATAACATTACGCGAGCGCTCCTATATTCCGCAAGGCTTGAACTACTTGGCCAATAGTGTAACCGCCCCAAGTTGCGGTGTCATTTAAAGTTCCTGATGTGTTGGTAACAAAAGTAGCTGCCGATATAGCTGTTGTCGGCTGAACAATTGGAGTTGCGTTCCATAAGCTAAGTTTCTGACTGGTTGCTGTTCCGAATTTAGTTCCGGTAGAGGTGCCGAGAACTATATTTACGGCATTGCCGATTTGTATATTACCAAGCGTTGTACCACTAGAATTTTGACCGAGGAATATATTGCCAGCGGTGCCGGATGGAGAGCCTGCGCCGGGGATAAAATATATATTTCCACCAGTGTTAGTATAGCCGGTAGAACTTGTCGCTGCACCAGCCGTGAAATTAATATTGCCGCCATTTTTACCTGTAAAACCAGTTGTAGGTAATGTACCGCTAGCACCAGCAATAAATGTTAGAGATCCACCTTGTCCTGCGTTGACTGTAGAACCACCTGTACCTGTAACAGAACCGCCAGCACCAGCGGTGAAGGTAAACGAACCGCCCGCGCCACCTGATGTAGTGCTACCGCTTGCCATGACACCAGCACCACCAGCACCTAGTGTTGCATTAAGGCTCGATCCAGCGCCACCAGTCGCAGTATTAGCTCCAGACGATGTTCCCTGACCACCAACGGCACCGAGAATTGTTATATTACCGCTTGCGCCGCCAGTTGCATTAGTTGTGGCAGCGCCGATGCCGATTAAAAATTCTAATTGTCCCGATCCACCGCCGTTTTTACCAGATGCCGCTGCGCCGCCATTACCAGTAATAAACGCAATCGGCCCACCTGTGCCGCCAAAAGAAGGGCCAGTAGCGCCACTACCACCATCACCGGAAATAAAATTAACCTGACCACCTTGACCCCCAGCATTTTGAATTACTCCGCCGCTTGCGGTATTCGTTCCAGTTGCGCCACCATTACCACTAGTAAAGAAAACCGAGCCGCCAACTCCGCCTCGGTTAGTACTACCTGACCCACCAGCAGCCCGACCACCGTTAGCACCTGTGAAATTTACATCGCCACCCGGGCCGCCCACTACTGGGTCAGAAGTAGTTCCTGTAATGTTATCCGCACCATTACCAGTAGTGAAATTAATCAGGCCACCTTGATTACCAAAGCCATAATCATTAGGTACAGCACTAGAATTACCAGCAGTAAATCCTAAATTTCCGCCTGTGAACCCCCCCGTAAAGCCATTGGAAGCGGTAAGTTGTATATTATCGCCATTACCAACCCCAGAAGTAGCGCTGTATATTGTGTAAGTTGCCCCACCGCCAGAACTTGCGGGAAAAGCTAGATTGCCTTTTAATGTGAGTTTCTCTATTGAAGTAGCTGTGCCCAAACACAGTCTATGATTCGTACTATCATAAAAGAAATTGCTATCATAAGTATAAACACCCGATGCGCCAGCAAAAACTACAGACCCAGTAGTAAACGCCGTACTTGTTCCCGAACCACCATTTGCTACTGGTAAAATCCCTGTAACGCCCGAAGTTAAACTTATAGATGGGAAAGCTTGCCACGCTGGTACACCGCCAGCATTACCCATTATTTGGCCAGCACTTCCTGCGAACCCACTAATGTCCTTTAATATTGAGGCATCAACTTCTCCCCCAAACTTTCCGTAAAACTCTGTGTAATAATCCACACCGATTGAAACAACGCCTCCACTACTTTCTACCCAAGGATTGCCATTTATATATACTACATTCTGGTCGGAACCCGATGGGTTTAGAATAAGTGTTACATTATCAGGGAAAGTTGTTGGTTTATAAATCGTGAGTGCGCCAGCATTACCATTATATCCGATTGCAATATTGTCACTTGAGTCAAGAACTGAAAGTACTTGATTACCTGTATAAGAGCTTGATACGCTAAAGACACGTGTATCATCTATATATCCGATACCAGAATTAAGTGAATTTGCTGTGAAGTCGCCGTTGAAATAGGCAGTTGTACCACTTAAAGTTAAAGCCGTATTTATATTCGCATCAGCTTGTAAAATTAACTGCGATAACCCACCATCGTTATAAGTGCCATAAATATATGTTGAATCACCAGCCCACACCATGCCATTGCCATAGTTGGTAGTATCGCCGCTTAGAGAAAAAGCGGTTGCTTCATTACCGCCAGTTGGTGCAAAGCTTGGTATGTCGTAAATGGTTGCTTTAGTTCCGGTAGTGCTATTATAGGCAACCGTTAATGCACCAGAGCCGTCAATTCTACCATCCGCGGCGGTTAGGTTGATGTTACCTGATGCACCCGGAGTATCAGTTATGCTGCCGCCGTAGAGATTAACAATCGCGCCTGTCACCCCGGCAAATATCATCTGGGAGTTGTTATCGGAAAAGCCAACATTAAAAAACCCGCCAAGGCCACTAACACCACCTTGAAAGAGAATATTACCTGTGGGGTCAACACTAAAACCTACATAGCTGGAAGTAGTTGGTGGAGAACCTGCCGTAGTCGCCGTTCCCGTGTCAGTATAATATTGTTGCTGGGCATAATTGGTATTGGGTATACTGATTAAAAGGGAATTTGCCCCATACGAACCACTTGTTGTTGAGCGGTAGATTTTTACCCCACCATCAGTAGAGTAAAACAAGTTCAAAAACATACTGGCTGATTTATTGACAGTATTGGTCGTTATGGACATTTCACCGGAGGGAAGCGATTCATTCCCCATCGGGTCAAGAACTGTGTAAACGTAATAGTAAGTAGTGTTGGCAGCTAGAGTTCCCCCAGAACCTAAACCGACTCCCCAATTAGACCCTTGAGATTGCGAAACATGCTGCGTTAGTGTGTTGCCGAAAAACAGGCTTGTGGAAGTTAAGTTTCCGGCGGAATCTAAAGTGGCGTTGCTTGTTCCTGCCAAATTTTTACTAGCATCAACAAATAAAATTGAATTTGCGGCGGCGGTATTAAAAACTGGCGCAACCGTGCTAAATGTTTGTTTTCCAGTGAAAGTTCCGGCAGTAGCATAATTGAAACCTATTGCACCAGTGCCGGAATTGTATGTAATTGGGGCTACAGCAGAAAATGAAGCAAGAGTAGCTTTGCCGTTAAAGGTGTTCCAATCGGTTGAGCTTAAATAACCGTTGGTTGATGTAGTGGCTTGCGATATTGAAATAATACCGGTGGAGTTATTATAACCGATAGGAGAAGTCGCCGATATGGCTGCTCTTGCGCGAGTATTAGTAAACCATAAATTAGTTGGACTTCCGCTTTCAGCAATGTTATCGGTGTTAAGGGTAATTACTCCGGTAAGGCTATTTACCGAAGTTACTGAATCGGTATTATCTACTTTATTCCAAGCAGTTCCATTATAAATTGCCCAATCCCCGACTTTCCAATCGGTAATTCCATCCAAGTTAGTCGAACCTGGTGTAGTGACAATATAATAATAGCCTTTTGTTCCTGTGCCCGATGCTAAACTAGGAGAATTTGAAGTAGCATTCCATGTGCCTTGATAAGCTACATCCCCGATAACTGATGCCGGTAAATAACTTGTAGATATTTTACCGCCAGAATCAAGAGGTGCAATTCCATTTGCCGCTCCTGATATACTGGCAATAGCGGCGTTAAATCTTGATTGCGTCCAATACAGATTACTATTCTCAGGTACAACACTTGTATCTAATGTTTGAAAGGTCTTATCACCGCGCCAGTATTGTGAGGTTGTACCCGCAGTTATGGCTGCTTGCTTATTATTGAAAGTATTCCAATCAGTATGGCCTAAGTACCCATCAACTGAGGCACTAGCTTGCTGGACTCCTAGGTGGGTACCATCCCAAGTTAAAGGTCCGGCAATTACTGCAACAACAGCTGCAACCGCTAAAGCATTGGTGAAATATTTATTGGTAGTGCCCTCCGCAACCATATCAGTAGTATAATCACCAGATTGGGTAACTACTATACCCGTTCGTGGAACCCCAGCCGGACCAAAACTGCTCACACCTGATCCGCCACCACCGCCTTGCTGGATTATCTGAATAACCGATGATATGGTATTTTGCAGAGTAATGGTACATTCAGTTGTAGTAACTACTATACCCGTTCGTGGAACAAAACTGCTCACACCTGATCCGCCACCACCGCCTTGCTGGATTATCTGAATAACCGATGATATGGTATTTTGCAGAGTAATGGTACATTCAGTTGTAGTAACTTGAATCGCATTAGTCTGCTCAATAATCTCTAGTTGTGGATCGTCACAAGCCATTTTATACCTTTGGATCTACACGTATGTTGCCTTCCATTCTACGAACAATTTTACCGCCCGTATCTGTGGTAGTGATATTATATAAATACTTACCCGCAGGTAGTGTATTAGTTAAACTGCCTGGTAGTGTAACAGTAAACTGCTTATTCGTCGAATCAATAGTAATATTACCACTACCAACGGATACGTTTACTAGATAGCTGGTCGCTGTGCCATTTACTTTTATAGTGAAAGTAATCGCCCAACCAGTTGGATCAACTGCAACATTATTTGCAAGTACGCCTAACGTGGTTATAAAATCAGCACCCTGATAGATAACAAAGTCATTATAGGTTACGGGAGGTATTGTCATATGCCTGTATCCTCAGTTAGAGTTACCGATTCCACCATAGTAGGCACCGGATCCAATCCCAATATCTTACGTGCCTCAGGTACTGTCATAATTCCCGGCTTTTGTTGCATAGCTTTAGTCAGGTTATTTGCTGCCAAACCTGTTTGTGTGCTAGCTTGGGCTATTTCTAAAGGTGTTAGCTGGAATGCATCTGGCCAAGATATAGTGATATTTAAACCAGCTTTACTTGGTAAAACACCGGCTTCGGTCAAATTGCGAATTAATGGCCATAAAACCATAGGTTCACCGAAATTTTTCCGGCGTTCGATAATACGTTCTGCCCAGTTATTACGATCTTGGGAACTCGCAAGTTGTCCCATTTCACTTCCTAACAGGATACGCTGCGGAATTCCTGTTGCACCCGACATTAGGGAGATAATCATATTAAACACTTGCTGTGGACTAGGTGAGGTAGAGCCTAAATTATTGACTTTTACGCCACGTGTTCTGATTACCCGCTGAATATTGTCAATATAATCCTGAACTTCCTCTGTAAGATTCTTTTCATCCTCAGGTGTAAGCTCCATTTCCTTATCAACATCGATTTGCATGCCGCGATTGGCAGTTAACCAGAAGGTTTCAGCCGTACCACCACATACTTTAAGCAAATCATCGAGTAAGTTCCATACACGTTCAATACGGGGATTGCCGAATATAGTATCATTCAAGATATTTTCGGCAATATGGAGCACACGCGAGTAGTGTACATTAAATGGCTGTACATTTATCCCGGCGGTTGGTCTAACTTGATCAAAAATTGGTTGCACATGATACAGTTCTGGCTGCATATAACGAGAATTACCTGGATCACTCACAATCTTGTTTATTAAGGTTGCACCATAATCATAGGGTTGGAAGTATAGAACTTTTCGTCCTGGAACAGACCCAGCAGGTAAATCTAATTTAGATGTATTTTCAAAACCCAACAATAATATTGAATAATCACCTAATCCCGCCATTTTATCGGCACGAGCTATAGCACCCCACAGACCGCGATTAATAACTAAATCATTCCAAGCAGCATCCCAAGTCGCATCACCCGAACTAACAGTAGGAGGTGATGACCATAATGCGTTAACTGGTGCATCAATAATACGAGAGGCAATATCTTGACGGCGATATCTTGCCCAAGCAGCACGATATAATATAGTATGAGTATACCCGAACGTCTTATACAGATCGCGGGTACCTCCAAATAGTTTTCCTAGCATTGATGCCCAGGAAAAACGCTGATTTAAAACACTAGGCATTTAAAGGGCTCCTTCCAAATATTACTCCGGCTTTACCGGTTACAGTTACTTTTTGTCTTCCATCTTGAACAGTTGCAGGTAAACCTCTACCGATGCTGGCAGTTAAAGTTTTTCTACCTGCAAGCTTAGTATAACCAACGGAGGCGGTATCAATTTGATCGTCGTGCCCCCCACCTGGGAAATCTTTGAACTCGTCAATGAATAATTGATTCCAGTGACCTTTTATCAAGTAAATATTTCCTGCCTCCGCTGCGGCGAGGAAAGGTTGGGCCCTTGTTAACTTGCCATCTGTAGAGGGTACAGCAACTACTTTAAATTCTGGCAATACATTCTTCTGGTAATGCTCAACTAAAGCTTTACCAGAACTTCCCGGCTCTTGTTCGATATAAATTTCGGTTTCAGTACCATCAGCGATTGCGGTAGTGCGTACGAGCGTTTCAACACCCGATGGACTTAGTCTGTCCCGTACTATATTAAATATGTAAGTAGAGTTCGACAATTTAATATGGCCCATTAAATTACCAACAGTGTAATCTCCGCCATCCTCTGTTGCAGCTAAATCCCAAATACGTGCTTTTTTAATACGCGTCATATCTGGCATTTGTTCGGTAATTTTTAACCAAGCAGGATCAGTTAAATCGCCGACATCTGATTTCGGATTTTGCTGATACAAGGAATTAAAGAAGAAAGATCCTGTGGTTTCTTTGATATCCTTTAAAGTTTGTTCGTTGTAGCGTTCAGGAAATAAAGCCTCACCTGGTACTCTACCCAATGGATCTTCATAATAGCCATTTTCTTTACAAGGCGCCTCCGCAATTGCGGGTAAGCGAATATATTCCCAATGCCCGCCTGGATTCTCCGCAACTATACGTCCAATAAGATCATCTGGCGCCCATCTTGTGGCGATAATAATACAAGATCCGCCTGGCTCAATACGAGTATAGGCAACAGTTCTAAACCAGCGCCAAATATCTTCATTGTGCTTCTTAGACATTGCTTCTTTAATTTCTTTGATATAATCATCGATTAAAAGGACGTTTGCACCTCTACCGGTTATTGGACCACCGATACCGACTGCCGCCATCCCACCGCCCTCAGTAGTTTTCCAGTTTGCGGCACGAGCTCTATCGGCAGAAAGCCTAACGTTAAGCTTATCTTGGTTATTATCGATAATATCGCGGACATCTTTACCAAAGTCGGCAGAAAGTTCTGCACCATAAGTTGCAAGGATTGTATTCCAGTTCGGGAACATCTCTAGGCACCAAGCGGTGGTATATTTCGTAATTAATTCGGACTTACCGTGACGAGGCGGGACACTTATACAAATACGTGCATTGCCTTTTCTAATTGCGGTGGCAATCTTTTGGCTTATATACAGTAAGTGGGGTGCTGCAATCCAACGAGGATTCAGTTTGTGGGCAAGAGTTGCCGGTGTCAGCTTATATGAATTGCTTAATTGCTTAAGACGGGCTTCATCTAACACGAAACCTCCTGCAAAATTGCATCTGAATGGGCGAAGACAATTTGGTGTTCAAATACATGTTGCCTCGCCATTAGTAATATAGCCGTGATAGCATTCAGGTGTATGAACACTAGGTGTCAAAGTCAGATTACTTAAGTTTGATCCTTTGGCTTCCCATCTTCCCGGGCCAGGAGTCGCATCTGTAGGTACTGCTTCGTTACCGATAGGATTGGTAAACCAACATATAGTATAGTGCACACCTCGAACAAATCTACGAGGTATGTCATCTTCGATTTCTTCTTCAACTTCTTTTCCTCTAGCACATCCTGGACACTGGAACATAACACCTTGTGCGCCAAACATGCTATCTTGCTTTCTGCGGCCTTTTTCTGTGTATTCACTTAGAAACCTTGCATCTAAATCAGTTATTTTCATTTTACACTCCTGTATCTCTGTGGTCTATAACCTCAGAGTTAAAAGTATTAATACGTGGATTCTTATTTTTGTCGACTCGAATAATTAATTCTTGTGCCATTTTCATGGTATCAGGATCACTTTCAAGAGCAAGCAATAATTCTTGATCGGAATCACCTTTTGCGGAACCGGCTAGTCCGGCTTTGCTTGCAATAGTACGCAATATAACTTCTAATGAGGCATTTGGCGGCAATGAGTTCGGATCTTTACTTGAAGGTACACTCGAACCGAATGGTGTAGCCCCTGAACTGACACGCTGCATTTGCATCATAAGCTTCATCAGCTCGATAACCTCTTTAGGCTTGAATTCTTGCTGCGGTCTGCCGGTTTCTAGATCGGTTTCAAACATTTGTTCCAATACTGCATCGGCAAAAGCAATATACTTTTTGGATAGTTCATAGTGTTGCTCTTCAACATCCATGATACGTATCTCTTTACGTTTGGCATGGCTGGCGGTGACAAAAAGATCGTAAGCCTGAGCACGAGAAATCCAATAGTACAAATGGCAGCAACTGATTAGCTCCTCAGTACTCATGCTTACGATGGTCCTAAGAAGGTGGAGCTGTCTTACAGGTGCTGCAGCTACTTCCTTCTCTGACGGACGGGGTAAATCAAGATATTGCTTGAAAGCTCGGTATGCTTCCATTGGTTCGTTCTGAAGTTGCCCCCAAAACGGTTCGGCATTCTCTTGAACAGGGTATCCTTGGGAATAATCTAATGTAGTTTTGGCAATTGCGGTATGATCTGCCTGTTCTTCGGTCGGCATTAGACTTAAATTGCCCGGTATAAGGTCTGCGCGGTATATAAACTCAGGAAGGCCAAAATCGTTGATGGGAATCCGGCGGTTTAGGTCTTTCATGACCAAAGCCTTAGCGCTCATGGGTAGCGCAATGCTATTTTCCGCGACAGTTGTTGCCATACGACCATTATAATATAATTAAGTAAAAATTGTCAACGGAAATTTTGGGCATTCTATAAAATAATTTGGTAGCCGTGATTTTTGACCTTGAAATGCTATTTTTATGCTATATTATATTGTAATCAGTTGAGCATTTTCTCCAGCTGGTTTTAAAAGTGAGAGCCTTACTTCTGTTTCGCTGTATACGGCCGATAGATAAGCTAGCATTTGAAAGACGCTACTAGGTGACCACCGCGGGTTCACTCAGTCTGCCAGCTGGAGAAAGTTCTTACAAGCTAAAGGCCTTAGTTTAGTAGCCGAGGTCTTGAGGAGTGTCGATACTACGTGTCTGTATTATCCCAATAGTTATGCACTGCGACACTTCTCGAATAATTTTAAAAGAAGGTTAAATATGAAACGAATATTCAAATATACTCTAGAGGTTGCCGAGGAGCAGGTAATAAATCTCCCATTCGGTTTTAAGATTCTAAGTATTCAAGTGCAAGCAGGAAAACCTTGCATATGGGTTCTTATAGATGATGCACACGATGGAACAGAGGAAGTGTATTTCTATACTATAGGAACCGGACATTCTGCAGATCTCATGCCAAATAACTTTGTAGGAACATACCAATACGGTCCACTAGTATTCCATGTTTTTTATAGGAATGGGCAGCAAAGTAATCCTATTCCGAGGAGATAACATGAACGCAGTAAAAATATTATACGCAGATGGTAGAGTCGAGGATTGCATTAAAAAGCTATCTCTTGGCCAAATGCAAGAGATTGTTGGCGGCTATATAGAAGTAGTCAAAACCACCGTAAAAAATAGAGCCTTAATAGTCAATGAAGAAGGTAATCTGAAAAATCTACCTGAAAATCACAATGCAACAGAATTTGTTCATCCAGATGTTTGGCGTCAAGGTGAAATTAAGGGTAATGCTATTTTGGTGAGGTCAGTGTGAAAGTACTTGAAAAGGGGCATATTTATAACCTAGAGGTTCGCAAATCTGGCGAACGCGATTCAGGTCAATTACAGCAGCGACTGACATTTATCAACAAGGAGCCTGGTAATGAGCATAGCGGGACAACTACTCAAGAAGTACTTCGTGTATTGATTGACAGAACTCGTCATTGTGCTAATTGCATGCCGCATAGAAATAATGAGCAAGCTATTTACCATCTTAGGATGGCATTGATTATGCACGAAGCAAGAGCTTTAGAGCGTAAGTGTGAAAAAGGTGATTATGCGCCTGAGTACGCAACAGTAGGTACTGACGGACATTTTAGTATATTTGAAAATATGCCAGAAAAACTTGATACTCCCATATTAGATCCGCATCGTAATGATTGGGATCGTGAATGCAATCATCTTGTTAAGGAGGAAGTGTAGTGGCACATAATAAGAATCTAGTATGTATAGGTAAGGATATTTGGGTTCATCCTAAATGGCTTGTTAGTATAACACCTACTACTGAGTATACTCATCCCGATAAAAACAAAGCACCTGTTGAAGTGGTTAGTGGTTCTGTAATTAAGATGATGGATGGCACCCATTATCTTGTTAAGGGTCAAACACCTAATGAGCTAATTAAGAATACAGATTGGAAATCGTATGAAAGTAGGTAAAATTACAATCGTTTTGGAAAAAGTACCTTCAGATTCTACATGCTGGCTGTTACCTGAATATTATTACTTTGCATCCGTAGAACCTGGACATGCCGAGATCGGTTATACGCCTTTGCAAGCGATTAAAAAGCTACTTAAAAAAGAGAAGATATAATGACAAAAGATGAAAGCAAACCCGCATCTGTATGGGTGCTGTTAAGTGTGGCGAATAATTACGACCAGCCTGCCGGTGCGTTTGAAGGTTGGTGGTCTAGGAAGCCTACATTCGATATGCTTCTGGACCTATTCGCAGTTACGACCACCAATGAGAAAGGTGTAATAGCTATTGCAGGATTACTTAACGGCAACTCTGTGAGATTTCCTTCGGACGATACCGACTATTACTTATCTGAAGTTCCGGAGGGTTCATGGCCGACAGAGAAATAAGTATGGAATGGGATAAGCGTTTCTTAGAAGTTGCAAAGCTGGTGGCTGAGTGGTCGAAAGATCCTTCTACTAAGGTAGGTGCTGTACTCGTAAATGATGATCGCCGCATTGTGGGAACTGGTTATAACGGCTTTCCTAAGGGTATTCTAGATACGCACGATAGGTTGAGTAATCGTGAGGTAAAGCTAGAAATGGTTGTACATGCTGAAATAAATGCGGTACTGAATTCGGTTGCTAAAACTAAAGATACCATTCTTTACTGTACATTCTTTCCCTGCCCTAAATGTGCTAGCATGCTTATTCAGGCGGGAATAAAACGAGTGGTAACCTTACCTAGTCCATCCGACGATAGATACAAAGACCAAAGAAAAATATCTGAGGAAATGTTTAATGAGGTAGGAATTCAAATCAACAATAACTATAGAGGAACAATATGAAAGTAGACGAAGCAAAAGTACACGGCAGAATAAATAATGCATTAGTAGAATTGGGTGCGATTAATACTATTACTAAGAAGGCAACCATAAAAGATAAAGATGTTGAAAAAGAAATCACAGTTCCTGTTGCTTCAGCAGAAGTTATTGGCATGATTTTAGATGCAACAACTAAATTAAAAGCAGCTCAGGCAATTTTAGAGGCGTAGGTCAGCTATGTTATTCACTGGTTATGCATGCGTATTCGGACACGTCGATAATCAGCTTGATATGGTTGTGCAAGGAGCATTCGAAGGAACTCTCAAAGAACTCGGTGCGCACCCGCTACCGCTATTATGGTCACATGATGAGACAGAACAGATTGGTTGGATAACACACTTTCGTGAAACCGAATATGGCTTGTATATTGAGGGTGAGATTTGGGAACACACAGTTAGAAATACTACTTTGAGTAAGCGGTTGAAAAGTAAAAAAGTGAAGGGTTTGAGTATAGGTTATAAGGTGAGAGATTACACGTTAGATATATCCGGTGTGAGAATTATCACTAGGTTAGATCTATACGAAATATCAATAGTGATGTATCCGGCAAATACTATGGCAACAATAGTTAAGTGCAGTATATGACCGATAAGCTTGATGAAGTCATACGTGATATGGAACGGCTAGAGAAAGTTGAAAGGATAATCGGTATGCTGGAAAGAATAAAGTTTAGAAAAGATAGCCCTTCAGGACTTTTTGGTTCACACATTGCTAAGTCTTTGGAGCATCTTGATCAGGCAAAGAAAGTTCTAATAAGAAGATTATGATAACCCACATTTCGACACTTGCTTGAATACTTAACTGCATTATAATAACTTAACAACAAAGGAGAGACTATGATTACCAAACAACAAGCCGGAACTGATACGCATTGGCGGAGCTTGTTGCAGCGTTGGAGGACAGTGCGGTTAGGTTCGCGCAGATAGAGCAATTTCAAGAGAAATATCTGGGGAGATTTTATCTATCTGTAACGGCGGTTCACGAAGCTGTTGATAAGGCCATTGCAAAAGCCAAATCACATCTAAAACAATAAGAACAGGAATAGGGATATGAGCGAATGGCAACCGATAGAAACAGCGCCGAAAGATGAAACTGAGGTTTTCTTATGGATACCGGGTGTTTCTAATTATCCAATAGCCGGACATTACACTAGCGCAGAACGCGTTGAGGAAGATTACGGCGATCCTGAGTATATGGAGGAAGGCTGGTACTTAGGCTATGGCTATCCCGGTGATTTAGGGGAAGAAACCTACGAACCAACCCACTGGATGCCACTACCTAACCCACCCAAAAGCGAGTCTAATCATGAATAACAACCACTCGGAATTAATAGTATCTTTTGGTAAAACTGAAATAGTTACCAATTTTGTTCACCCGCCTATTCCCGACAGAAGATTTGATTACCAAGCTTATCGGGATGGCTATGATGAAGGGAATCTAATGGGCTGGGGCGAAACTAAAGATCTGGCAATCGCGGATTTATTAGAACAAGAGTATGAGGCTTTGTATGAATAATAACCAGACAACACAGGCTGAGTATCCGGCAATTGAAGCAGTTAAGCGCATACCTATTAGCGATGCCAAAACCTACGCCTTAAAAAATGGACAAGTTCAAGTTTTGATTTTATCTCGCGGTTCTGATGGTACAGATCATTGCGTTACATGGGGTAAATCTGTTGAACAGTGCGCCGAAGCTGCTGAAATGGGCAACAGACTCAAAGCAATGTTAAAATGGCCGCAACGTTGCCAACAAGAGCCTTCAAGGGTTAAGAATCTCCAAGCTCGGTTAAAACAGGCCGATTTATTGGTGGATGCCGCTAAAGAGGCGCTGAAGATTATTGATAATGGCTGCACCACAAACGCGACTCAATCAAATAAACAGCGCATTGCTCAGGCATTAAAACAAGCACTAGCAAACTACCAAGCCAATAAGGAACAAACAAATGAGTAATGTGATTGAGAAATGTGCTAGGGCTATTGATAAGGCACTAACTAAAGCTGATAAGTTTGGCGTGCCGGAAAGAGAGGCATGTCAAGAAGCAGCCAAAGCGTGTTTAGCCGCATTAGCTGATGGCGAATTGGACGGAAACGCGCTTAGCAAAGCGGCCAGAACTTATCATATTGGTAGAACGTCCTATCCAATGCAAGAAAATGGATATACGGAATTTGATAACAATCGTGCCGAATCTATCGTCCGCGCATATCTTCAAGCACTAACTAAAGGGAGTGGGGGGTATGAGTCGGGGAATGAGTGTTACTTATAGTTTAGTATGTCCCGAAACTAAAATAAGGCTTTGGGTCGGACAACGGGGAGCTGGCGAAGATATTCCTTGGTTATATGAAGGTGAGATAGCTATGAAACAATTAACTGATTTTTTTTAATTTTCACATAGATAAGCCTATCTTATACGTTTCAGATTTCTGGTTTGAAGATAAAGAGGAATATTATAAGGAATTTGAAACTGAGGTAAAGAAATGAGCGATATAAT